TGTTGTTCTTTTTTTCGTGTTTGATTTGCCTCTTAGCCGTCTATCTAACTGTTTTATATCTTGCTCATCTATCTCTGTGGCTTCCTCCGCGACTATATCAGTGAAGACGCCTACTATAGGAACAATCGATTTGAGTTTCTCTACGTCATCCAGCCCAAACAAAGCTATCATTCTCTGTGTAGGCCGGTAGACTATTGTTAAGTCAGTTTTATTTATGTCAAAATATTTAATAATTTTCCAAGAAGACAAGACCTGGGTTATTTCTTGAAGACAGCTTTTTTTTAAAGTAGCCCGTGTTTTCCTTACTACTATAAAGTTTCTTTCATTTTTGATAATATCCACAACCATACGTTGTGCTATGAATCTTGATTTGCCTGAAGATGATCCGCCGAAAAATATCTCATTGCGCGCTGTGAAGTCTAAGTATGGGAGGTAATAATCGTTGAATGTATTTTTTTCAATTATTAACTCCACTTATTCAATCCTTATCCTAACGACATCTTCATTATCATTGCTATCATCTATGCCCCATAGCCGTCTCTCCTGGTCATGGAGGCTTTTTAAACTGACAACCGCTACTTGAGCAAACCTTATACGTTCATTTGCCTCACGGATTCTATCAACTTTATCTTTTCCATCAAGACCTGTAGACTCTTCAAGCGTTTGATTAGCTTCAACGATAATAGCTTTTAAACGCTCGATAGCTTTTTTTTGCTCTTCGATAATAAAGTCTTTATCTTTCTCGATTGAGAAAAAAGGTAAATCAATAGTGTCAATATGATTTCTTAATATTTTAGGTTTGATATTGTCCACTGTTTTTGATTTACCTCCTCCCAAGAGACTTACGGCATTTTATTGCATTCATTTATTTATATTATTTTGTTTACTATGCTACATTTTGGTTTAACCCTCCCCAATATGTTAGCGGCATCATGTTTTATAAATTTTAACTATATTGCCTACTATAACACATTTTTATCTATTTGTCAAGGGTTTTTTGAAAAAAAAGACAAAAAAAATACCCGCTATCAAAAAAAAGATAGGGGGCACTGTTAAAATATAATTGTTTTGGCTACTGCTTATCTTCCCATAAACTGCTCGGCTGATGGGATACAAGACTCTACTATTCCAGCTTTCAAGCAAGAAAAATGCATTTGTCCATCCTTACATCCAATACTCTCGGACATATATTCTTTAACCAACTGTAGGGCTGCAAGGTTTAACGGAAAACCATTGTATAAATTCCATGACCTAAAGATAATATTAAAACTCAAACTCCCTTCTGATATTTTGGTATCTATACCCCTCAGGCATGGTGAAGTCCCGCCCTGTTCATTGTAAGCATCAAAGCTCTTTGCATCTCCTATTGAGATATAACAGTGCTTGTTTTGGCCATGCTTTTTATAATACTTAATCATTTTTTCTATTTGTGGAACGATATATTGTCCGTAAGTATAATGCTCCCCATGTTTTTTATCAGTAGTTAAAAAATATCCAAGATAGTTCTCAAGGTATTCATTATCAAAAGGAGGCGTCATGCCTTGTGGGAAGGTTGGTATTAATGGTCTACATCCTGGGTGAATAATAGTACCAGACAGAACATCAAGCTCAAGCCTTTTAGCCTGTGTTGACGAACATTTAAGCTCGTACATTTTACCCCTCAATAAGCATTGTTGAAGGGTAAGAAAATATGCCTCATTTAAATCCCTTGCCTCAATATGGGCGCTATGATCCATAGTAAACTCCTCGTTTTTATTTAGCTAATTATTTTTTTTTATAAGCTTAAAGCAAAAATGCATAACCAATCATATTTGAAACAATTATGACCGACAATTTTTTCTTTTGTTAATCTTATCAACGTAATCCTTGCGCAATTGGTTATTACCCATAACTCCTCAGTATAATTGGGAGCGCATAGAGTTCTTATTTTGATAGGCTCTATATCGGATGCAAGATGCATGTAATAACGATAGTCAATTTTTTCGTCAACACCGAAGACACGGTCTAAAACAGTTAAATATCCTGTTTCCTCTTGTGGGTTTATCATTCTTTACCTCCGGCCTCTGAAATAAAATTACACGTCCAATCGTATTTATAACAATTATAACCGATTACTCTTTCTTTCATTATTCTTATCAAAAGAATTTTACCTCGTTGTTCTATTACCCATAGTTCCTCAAGATAATTGGGAGCGCATAGAGTTCTTATTTTGATAGGTTTTCTATCAGAATAAAGGATTTCATAATAAAGCGCATCAATTTTTTCGTCAACACCAAAAACACGGTCTAAAACAGTTAGGTGGTTTTTCCCTTCCTGTGGATTTATCATTCCAGCCTCCTCATTTTTATTTTATTTTTCTTTTCATTTTACCTGTATCAGTCAATAAATATCTTTCAGGCATAAAGGTATTTTTAAAAAACTTTGGGATTTCAATTTTTTGAACATAAATTCCATGCTGACTAAATAACCATTTTTGGTTTACAGCAAACTCTCTATGGTTATTATAAATTGAGTATCCACCTTTGATCTCGATATATGAAATTTTGTCATTTATAACTAATCTGTCCTTAATATCTTTCGGCCTCAAGCTTTCTGACAGATCAATTGTTAATTTATTTTTTCTATACCACTCAATTACGAAATCTGGAGTATAAATATGTTCTCTAAATAATTTTGTTTTCTTTGATAATTTGAAATGATCTTCATTATGGTAAACCCTTTTTATACAACCATGGTGTCTGGTTAAAGCATCATCCAAAAACCATTTGAAGTATATCTCTTCTTTGGAGTCAAATATATGACCATCATGAGAATATTTTCTATCCTCTTTTATTATCGGCAATACTTGCATTTATTTCTCCTCATCGTTATTGTAAAAAATAGCCATCGCGGATGCAATGGCTATAATGATTTTTACCAAAATTTGAGCCTACCAATATTTCTACCAATAAAACCGACAACTGCTTTGCCTGCTCTCTTGAAAAAACCCTCAGCGTTTGCAATAAGAAATGGAACAACAATCTCAATAACTTCATTTATAATAACACCCTTGATGTCTTCAAGATTTGCTTTGGCTTCAGATTTAAGCTCGTCTCCAGCCTTTGCAACTGCATCCTTAAAAACAACTTCGGTACTATCTTTAAGATCGCCAACTTTTTCCTCAACAACATCTTTAACTTTATCAATAATTTTGTCTTCCAAATAATCTTTAAGTTCGTCAAAATCTCCCATACTTGTTTCCTCCTTAATAGTTGTTTTTGATAATTAATTTAAATGTTTCATCCTTAACTCGTATAGCAAGCTCTGTGGCGGCCTTCATACTACCACAAACCTCCTTCCTTAAAGCATTGATCTGCATACCTAAAAGTATACAGCCACAAGTATCTTCAAGATAATTGCCTACATGGATTAAAATATTGCTTCGCCCGTATACTTTATTTAAACCAAAAGCCATCAATTTTGATGATTCTTTTTTGCGTTTGGCAGTGTATACTCCATCTGGAATACACGATACATTCACTCTGTTTGCTCTCCATGGCAATTCCATGGTAAAACAAAGTACTTCTTTGTCAATGGTTAATACACCAAAAGTTCCTTTGTCTGAAGTTTCCATCCTTGTGATCTCTACAATATGCATGTCGTCCGTCTCCTTGTTATAGTTATCTTGATGTAGCCACTCAAGCCCCCCGTAAAATACTTTATCGTATCTTGGAGGACTTGGCTTTATTAACCCGCTACGCATTTGGTTGATTCTTTTCTTTCATATAGTCTTTGGCAGCAAAGCACATACATTGTTTCCCGTCTAAAAGATAAAGGCACTTGTCTTGGAATGAAGCTGGAGCAAAACCTTTACATTTCTTTTGGTTTTCAAAAAATTTTTTCTCTTTGCATATTGTTATCCCATTTTTGTAAACGCTAAAATACTCGCCTTTTTCTGTATGAACGACCTCAGGCATTTTCTTTTTTTCAGGCTTGTCCTGGGCTTTATCTTTAACCTCATAAAGTTCATCATAAATATCATGATATCCGTACATAACATGTCCCCTATAAATTTAATAGTTAAAATTATTTTTTAGATAACCATAATTCAAAGGCTTTCACGAAATCACCTTTTCTTTTTGATGCGGATTCAAACAGTCTTTCTACATCGACTCCCTGTTTTTTTGCGGATTCACTTGCAAATTTTGCGACATCGGCTTTTTTTGACTCATCGAAAAAGGAAAATACCTCTTTAGCATATCGGTTTTCATCTTCAGCTGGAGGTTTTGCCTGATCTTGTGGAGGCGTTTCAGGTGAAATATTATTTTTTACTTGTGAATTAGATGTTGTAGTAGTAGGAGGATCTTTTTTATACATGGTCTTCGTTTTATGTGATTCAGTTGGCTTAGTATCTATTTCTCTTTTAAAATCTGGATCATCTGTTTTATGCGTAGGCAAATTGAAATATTTCAATAAGAAATACTTTTCACTATATGTTGCCGCCTTCCCTACCCCTTTTTCTGTCGATTTACCAATGCCTTGCCCAACAAACCTGCATTCAGTATAAGCGCCAGTGTCAATGCAAACGAAACGATATATAAAACCACATTCTGTAAATATTGTTTTCCCATCATCCCTAAGCGTTGCCTTATAATTTTCCATGTCTGTCTCCATGACTAACCTGTTTTCGTTGAGTAGCTTCCGGATGTCCCTCAAGACCATTGGAGAGGACGCGTATGAAAATTTCTCGAAAGAATTAATGCTATCGTATGCTATCGAATGTATACCTGATCTTACAGCGTGTAGCTTTTTATATAATTCTAATTTGCTTTTCATTTTTTCTCCTCATTTTAAGTTATGGTTAATTTTTGTTTTGATCTTGAATGCAGTATATAATATCCAAGATCAATTGTCAAGGGTTTTTGTTATATTTTTAAAGTTTTTGTTATATTTATTTTAATGCCTGGGATATTTTCCATACCTGCTTTTATCATCGTATTTATAGTTGGTGCTATTGCTTTTTTTATTTGCTCTACCCTCTCCTCGAAAACATTGTCGGGCAATAACTTAAAATCAATTATATCCCAATTAGTTTTATAAACATACTTTTGCTCTGCAAGTTCTATCTCAGCGTCTCGTTTTGCTTTTTCAATCCGCTCTCTTTCTCTGTTTGCCGCTTCTACGCGTCTTTCCTCTTCCATGGCCAACTGCATGGCTTTTTCTTTTGCCATGCGCTCTTGATGCTCTCGCTCGGCCTCAAGTTCTTTTAGCCTGTCCTCAGCCTCAAGTGTCTTTTTATCAAGAACGAAAAAACACTCCTCTTGTTTTTCAGTTTCAAGCTTTGCTTTTTCAGCTTCCATTCTTGCTTTTTCGGCTGCTTTTTCTGCTTCAATTTTATCTTCAATGGCTTTCTTTTTTTCTGCTTCAATTTTATCGAGCTCCTGGTTTTCTTTTTCCTTTTTAAGCCTAATTTTTTCAAGGTCTGCTTGTATTTTTTCGGCCGCTATTTTATCAGCTTCGAGTTTTTCCTCCATGGCTTTTCGCTGTAGATTTGCATAATCACTTAGTTTTTCTTTGATAATCTTTTCTATATTTGAAACCTCTACAGACAATTCTTTGACATGCCCATTAACAAGTTTTGTAAATTGTAAAGCCGGCGCATTGACTTTTTTTCTTTCAGCCTCAATATCCCTTCTTAACTTACCAACATATTTAAGACCTTTTGAAAAAGTGGCTTTATCGTCTTCTGAATTAAGATTTTTATCGACAACGCTATCTTTAAATACGATTAGATCATTAGCAAATGTCGAAAATATACTTACAACCTCTTGATCTGTGATTTTCCCAACTAAATCCATTTTCATACTCTCTCCCCTCGTTTTTTTTTGTTGTTATTGATTAACCGAGTAACTCTTCATCTGAAACACATGCTGAACATATCCATATTATAGGATTTAAATTTACAAGCTCAAAACCTTTTTCGCCATGAGCGCCACAAATTAAACATTTTTTTTCTTTTTCCTTATAAGCTCTTTTTTTTTCTATATCTATGGCTATTCTGTCGATATTATTCATTATTGACAACTCCTATTTCTATGTTTTCTTCATAATAATTGGTTAATTTATTTTTAAAGATTTTTAAATTATCCTTATAATTTCTAACCTCATCAAAAAATGCAAGCTTACCGTCCCTACGTACTCTTAATGCCCCAAGTCTGTTAATTGGTATGCCATTATCCTCAGCAAGATATCTATATGATGATAATTGTAAAGGCCATGTTTTTCCGTTTTTAGCCGTAGAGGTTTTTATATCTATAAGCGTGTTAAAACTATCACCATTTAATTTTGCAACAAAGTCAATCTGCCCGCAATAAAGGCCGTTTTTATCAACTAATCTTTCCTCTACGAGAACTACACTATCGACCATAAGATCAACCCATGCTTTGAACGACAAAAAATAAGGCAAAATATCATTATCTATTGAAGTCTCTACAATAAAGTGACCTTCAAGGTATAATTCGCAAAGGTAATGTACCAAAGTCCCCCTCGCTTTACCTTCATCGGTGTAATACCGATCACAAGAGTCATCTCCGAAAGAAAGAATACTTGTTGATGACGGCAAACCTGTGTTGTTGCTGTACTTTGGGATTTTCATATATTATACCCTTTAACTATCTTTATCGAAATGTCGCAAGCATGTTCAGCTGAATCCATTTCAATCTTATAGCCCGAATTGAGCAAATTTATCAACTCAATTCTGTTCATGTATTTACCTATAAAATGTTTAAGTACGTCTGCATCCTCTACAAGATATTTTCTTTCATAATCGCTCATGGTTTATCTCCCCCTTTTTTATTTTATTTTGTTTTGATCTTGAATACAGTCTATCATATTCAAGATCATGTTGTCAAGGGTTTTTATTAAGCAGTTCTCATTTTTTTGAAGTTATTATAAACACCTTTTCTGCCATCTATTTTTCTTGAGATGACGTTTCTTAAGCAGACAATAAAACCAGCCCATGATCCTTTATAATCAGCACTGTTGAAATGTTTTTCCATTGGAATATCTTTTTGTTTGTTTATCAAATCTAAATACATTTGGTTTCTCCTCTTTTTGGGTTATTGTTAGTTTTTATCTCAATCTTAAATACAGTCTATCATGTTGCAAACCGTTTGTCAAGTGTTTTTATCTTGTTTTATCAAAAAAAAGTTTCCTCGTTAAATTAATCATTTTATGACAGCTCTAACTTATCCTCTTTTGAGTCAAGCTCTTCCATTATATTATCTATATATCCGTTTATTTCATTTATATTATCTTTGAGGCTGTTGTAATAACCTTGCAAATATTCAATATCTCTTTTAAAGGATTCTATATTTTTTGTTAAAAACTCCGTCATTTCTGAAATTTTTGTAACATCTATTATTTTGCTTTGTTCATCCATAATTACTATCCCTTCAAATTATTTTTTTCGTTAAAAAATTAATTAAAAATAACTCCTGTAGTCCTTTTGAAAAAACCCGTAATAGTTAATTGCCCATATTTTTTTCTTGGAGCATGTGCCTGGGGCTTTGCATCTTTTACAATATCTTTATTCATTCGATATACTGTATAGTTATAATCCTCTTCTAATCCAAGGCGTTGCTCACAATCTAAATTACTATTGACACCCATGAGATACCTCCTTTTTAAATAATTAATGTTTTATCCTAACTTCAAATATAGCCTATCATATTCAAAGTTAGGTGTCAAGGGTTTTTATTTAATTTTGTAGTTCTTTCTATCTTTATATTCAATTTTTTTGCCAACATTCCAAGAACTTATAGGTCTAATGTAGCCTGTAACTCGACTGTATGTTTCTGCTTTGCCGCCGCATTTTTCGCAAATTTCAACATGTCCTGGAATATACCCACATTTCTCGCAAACCGAGAATGTAGGCGTTATCGAAATATAAGGCAAAGAACTCTCCATTATTATAGTTTTTACAAGAGCTTTTGTACCTTCGACTCCAATGCTTTCTCCAAGCATAGTATGGAAGACAGCTCCCCCTGTGTATTCTCTCTGTATAGTTTCTTGATGCCTCATGGCAAAACCAATATCATCGGTAAATTCGACCGGTAAATTAGTCGAATTAGTATAATAATCTTTATCTGAAATATCTTTTTGAGCTAATCTGTAAGCAGTACTCTCGGCTGGAGTAGCTTCCAAATTAAAAAGATCACCATATCTCATTTGGGCTATGAGTAACTCTTTTTTTATATTTTTCATGGTCTCAATTGTAATTGTTTGGCCTAATTTTGAGTCAATGCCTTCGCCTAAAAGAGTTTCACAGGCTTCATGCATACCTACGATACCTACAGTAGAAAAATGATTGTACCAATATTTATCAAATCTTTTCTTGATATCTCCAAGGTAATATTTTAAATAAGGGTATAAACCCTTTTCTGTAAAATCTTCAACCATTTTTCTTTTGATATTAAGTGAATAACAAGCAAGGTCTGTATACTCAGATAAAAGCCTTTTGAAAACCTTAACCCTCTCTGATATATGTTCGCCGCCTACACAGCGTGCAATGCTCGCATAACGTGGCAGGTTGAGGGTTACAACCCCAACACTCCCTGTAAGACCTATTGACGAAAATAGGCCGCCTGAGCGCTTTTGGAGCTGCTTGCGATCAATACGCAAACGGCAACACATTGACGTGATCTGGTTTTCATCCATGCCGCTGCCCACATAGTTCCCAAAATAAGGCACACCAAATTTATCTGCCAACTTCCATAAAGGATTATATTTCTGACTTTCCCATAAAAACTCTTTTGTAATATTATAAGTTGGTATCGGGAACGGGAACATATTACCGTTAGCGTCCCCCTCAGTCATTATCTCCCAAAAAGCTTTATTGATCATGTCCATTTGTGGCTGAAAGTCACCATAGCTCTTTTCAAAGCCTTCCAGTGGCGACACAACCACTTGAGTTCTCATATGATCTGGACATACAAGATCAAATGTAAGATTTGAAAAAGGTTGTTGAAAGCTCACTCTCGTTGGAACATTCATATTAAAGACAAAGCTCCTCAGTTCTTTTTTTACAGTTTTAAAGTCTTTAATATTATCAGCGAAAATAAATGGAGCAAGCAAAGTGTCAAAGTTAGAGAAAGCTACAGCACCGGCTACTTCACCTTGCACGGAAAACAAAAAGTTGACTATCTGCCCTAATGCAGACCTGAAATGCTTAGGCGGAGCGCACGCAATTTTGCCTTGTACACCACGAAAACCCTTCAATAAAAAATCTTTCAAATCAAACCCACAACAATAGGCCGAAACACTATTCAAATCGTGAATATGAAGCAATCCAGCACTATGTGCGTCTTTAATCTTTTTGGTGTAGATATTATCTTTCCAAAAACCTTTTGACACCATTTTTGATATCATCCCATTTAACCCTTGTAAAGAATAACCCATGTTTGAGTTTTCCTCTATCTCCCACGTATTTTTCTCAAGATATTCACCGACTTCTTTGAGATAATCTGCCATAATTTAACTCCTTTTCTTTTCAAGTTTAGTTATAAATTTTTCTATTTGATTGATTTTCCTTGATTCTTTTAAAGGGTTTGCCTCAAGGTCGTCATAAAGCTCTATAAAGATGCCTTCCTCGTCGATAGTGGTTGTCAATGCGTAGACAGCCATTAACTTTGATAGCCTCTCTTCTATCCTATTTAGGCTATCGTCAAGAGCTGCAAGATCACATAACTCTGAAATAGATCCGAGTTTTTCCTCTTTGATATAATTTTTTAAATCTAAGAAATTATCAAAAAAAGAATAACTAACATCTGATGACGTTATATCCGTGTAGGATTTTTTAGGTGAAACGTAGATATCGTATGTTGATTTAAATTTTCCGAAGTCGTCCCTCTCTTGAAGCCTTGAAATATTAACTATTTTCATTTTTCCACCCTCCGTAAGTTATTTTATTTATTATCATTAAATACAATATAATATATTCAATCACAGTTGTCAAGCTTTTTATTTATCCTCTAACCAAATAAAGGCAAAATTATCAGACATTATAGCGACAGGCATATTGTCGCCAACAGCCTTGATTTCTGGTTTTATTTCTGCCCATATCTCTTTTAAATTTTCTTTTCCTGCTAACCAACTTTCTGTTATCATCATGTCATATTGATATACTTTGTTTTGATAGTCGGTTGAAACGCTCATGATTTTTCTCCCCTTTTCTTTAAGTTATTATTAATGTTTGTTTTGATATTGAATGCAGTGTATAACACTCAAGATCATCTGTCAAGGGTTTTGTGTTATTTATTTAAATAATATTTGTCATAGACATGTTTTTGCAATTCATAATTATTTGGGTATAATTTATATACTTTAACATATCGTTCAGGATGTTTTTTAGCTTTTTCAAATAAATACCTAAAAGCTTTAAACTGTTTATCAAAAACATATTTTTGCATTACGTAATCATCCGGATATTTTGATATAGCTATTTTAGTTATTTTCGATTTTTGCGGCTGCAGGCTCATAGATAAATAAGCTTTAAATTGATTATCATATACGTATTTTTGCATTACATAATCATTCGGATATTTTTCGATAGCTATTTTTTTGATAATTCTATTTGGTACTTTCGCCATATAATTATACCCTGTAATCTGTTTATGATAAACATACTCTTGCATTTTAATATTATCGGGATATCTTTTTATTGCTAAATTACTTATTTTAGTTTCTATTGAAGATGCAAAGCACAAACTAACGAAAGTCAAAATGATAATTGATACCAATACTAATAATTTTTTAAACATTTTTTATCTCCTTATTATTTAATATTAATGTTTTGGCCTTAAAAATAGCTTGTTATTTTCAAGGCCGATTTTAGTTGATTAATTAATTTTCTTAATGGTGTACCATGCGGGTTTACCTGCAAACTCTCTTATTTGTTCAAGGGAAAGTTCTTTCCCTCTAAGCTCAAGTGTAAGGTTTAGGGGTATCTCACAGTATAATGCTGTATGCTGTGATAATGTATGCGGTAACACACCACATACTATTTTATTTTTAATATTTTCTACTGTAGCATGGGAAAGAACCATAGTATTCTCATCAACAAGACCAATCTCTTTGATATAATCTACAAGACCTTGATGCCTGGTGACTATAACTTCTATCTTTAATTTACTCATGTTTTTTTCTCCTTTATTATTATTAATTAATTGCGCTGTCTGATATTATATTATTGCAAAAGACAAACCAAAGTATAAAAATATTATATTTATTTTACAAGTATCTGATTTTATTATCAAAAAGAAAATAATAGTTTGTCCTTGCTATTTTAAAAATAAAAACTGATATACATTTGTGTAAACTTTTACATATAATGTGGTAATTTTTTGCCGTTTGTTGGGTAAAAAAAGTGATATGTTCCTCATGTCTCTTATACTGCATTTTATTTTCCACGCATACCATTACATTACCCACCTTGTTTTTGTTCAGCCACGGCAATCTCGTGAGGCATATTAGCTTTTTTCGGATTGTCTCCATTTAACACCTGTTCTGACCTGTACAAGGCTTGTATCTTCTGCCAGTATTTGCTTTTTAGAACAGATATTATTTCTTATCATTCTGCCTATTATATTCAAAAAGCTCAACCGACCTTTTGGCCTCTCAAAGTTAAGGTCTTGATGCTCCCCACAAAAAGTTATAAAGTTGTTGTATAGATCCATTGATGTGATATAATCATCAACGTTCCCTGTAAATTCAAGAGTATTATCAATAAATAATTGCAGGGCATTTTTAGTTGATATTTTTATACCAGAGCAATCAACACCAGCCTTAATATTTTTTTTGATAAGAGCAACTTTTTCACGGTTTGTTAATTTTTCTTTCATAACCCTGATTTTCTTTAATTTTCTTTCTGCATTTATAACTTCTTTCATAGCAGTTACTTCTCTTTCTATCATCATGCACATTTCTCTGGATGCTTTCATGTTGTCTCCTCGTTATTTAAGTTATTGATTGAATTACTGGATCATACCACAAATATATGATCCAGTCAAGCTTTTAAACAGTTAATTGCAAATTGATATTAACATTTCGTTCTTTTTTATCAAAATACAAATTAAAAACCTCATCAAGAATAGCTTCGTGATAAACATTGACATGTCCATATCTTGTGTCTTTTGTTTTTCCTATCTCTATACCTCTGTCCCTGCACATTGCGGAGGCTATCCTACCCAATCTGCTTGCCGTTTTGACGTCAACATTAAGGCTTTTCATGGATGCATACCCTTTAATAGAATACTCATCCACTTCAGATGTGATCTGCTTGCACTCGACTTTGTGAAGGCGTTCTTCTAATTCGGCCTGCTTCTTATTCGTGTCATTAAGTTTTTGTGCTACACTTATTAAGATTTCTAACTCATTCATGGGTTTAGCTTGTTGCTGATCTTTAATGTGCTGCTCCATGCGGTTGAACTCTGCAATATACACTTCTTTGAACTTTGCCGCTTTTTTGCCTGTGTAGCCCATACATAAAAAAGTTAGTCCGTCACGGGTAAGTTCATACATCGGTTGAGCTTTATTTTGTTTGTTGATATAAGAGGACGCCGCAAAATTGCCGAGTCTAAATTTATCAGAACATTCGATCTTTTTAATTGATTTTAATACATCATCATGTTGCTTCCCGAATACCTCTGCTACCTTCCTGGATGTTGTTGTCAGTTGATTATCTTTATTAATTACCACTAAGTCTTTCATAATTGTTCTCTCCTCGTTTAATTTATTGTTATTTCAGCATAATCACTCGCTCTCCAAAATTGGATAACGAGAATTTGTCCGAACAATCAATATTTTTTATATCCCTTAAAACATTCTTATATTCTTTCTTAAAAACCTCTGCTACCTATAAGCTCATTGCTGTGATCTTAAATGCCTTTGCTGATCACTGCTAAATTATTCATATTGCCTCCTCGTTGTTTAAGTTATTGATATTATTGTTATTGCCTGTAAAATCGCCATCATTAAAAACATAATAACATATTGTTATTAGCTTGTCAAGGGTTTTTGCTTAAAAAAACAGGATCATCAAAAAAAGGTCTCCTGGAATTTGGTAGAAAAAAGTTGTAACAGTTTGGGTGAATCCTCTTATTGGGGGTAACGTTTTATATTACACTATTGTTTCTTTTTGAAAGTATAATATAATATAAAAATCCTTATGAAAGAATATAGTATATAACGGTTACTGGTTACAAAAGCTTCAAGAGTGTACTAT